GCTGATTCGGGCTTCATCTATAATGTAGTCACCCACACGGGCAATACCTGTTTCTTCATAACCGAGCTGAACCTGAATGGGTTTACCGATTTTCGGCAGTTTAATCCGCCCGCCGGCATCGTCCACAACCATGGTCATGGTATCTGAAAACCAGCCGACTTCGTCAGTCAGACGAATTTCCATCAGCCGGCGATCAAGCCTGGACGTAATATCTTCACCATCAACGATGACTTTATATGTTGGTTGCATTGAATTACCTGCTGGTTCGTTCAGGATTCAGGAGCTATTGCCCCTGAATAGTTGCCATTTTTGAATATCAGAAACAATTAATCAAACAGTGAGATTTTTGGCAGTTCCGGCACATCCGGTACAGAAATATCCGGCAGCTCAATCAGCAAACCACCCGGCAGTACCGGGCCATAATCGGCCAGTCCGGGATTCGCTTCATACACCTGAACAAACAGGGCTGCATTACTGTATTCGCGATAACAAATCGCATCCACAACATCACCTTCTTTCGTTCTGTATTGCATGATTAGCTTTTCTCCTTATCCGGATCCGGATATTTGTTACCGTAATACACCAGCCCCATACTGAACTCCAGCTTGCGGGGCTGACCGTTGCGGTGAAATACAGTTGCGGTTTCACTGATGCTGGTAATACACCAGAAGCCGAGGTTAATCCCGGCCTGTTTAGACTCAGTAGATCCCATCAGCAGCCGTAGCGGCCGGCCGGTTCTGGCCAGTGCTGCCATGCTGTCAATCTGGCTGAATCCGCCTTTGTACTCAGGATAAATCACCCCGTTCAGCGACCGTTTGTATGCGCCTTCAGACACAAATTGCAAACCGGGGATTTTTCCCACAGTTTCCATTTTCCATTCAAAAGAAAAATCACGCTTCATGGACTGATAGGCCGCTGTTTCCACTGAGAAAGAGAAATCTCCCAGCTTCATCATCACCACATTCGGATGATTGGACGGCTGTTGGTTGCCATCCTGATCAGTAATCATACAATCCTCCACGGTATTTCATTTTCTGATTCTCCATCAGCTCCATAAACTGACGGCGCACTTCTCCGGCCAGATCACGCATATCCATCGATTCATTGCCCTGAACATGAATATCAAGCTGATTGATGGAGATCATCGTTTCACCCTGACCTGAACGTTGCATCCGGCTTGCTGCGCCGGGAATCGATGCGGCCCGGCTCTGTTTACCGGCTGAATGTGTGGTATGCGCATGAACGGTTTCGCGGTAATTCTTTTTCAAACGAACAGTTTTGGGTATTTTGACCGTTCGTTTTTTACCACCGGCAGAAGAAACCTGCCCTTTTGCTGCTGCTTTCGCAACGGTGGCTGTCTTCGTCTGCAGGTTTTCAGAAGCAGCCGCTTTACCGGATATTTTTTCAGCCAGCTTCGCTCTGCGGCGAACCGGTTCAGTTTTCGCCGCAGCCTGGCTGACTTTATCTGCCTTTGCTGTTTGATGACGCACTGATTTGGTTCGCTCAACCGCTTTGTTCTGCTGTTTTCTGCCGGATTCTTTGCGCGCTTTCTCATCGTCGTCATCATCGCCGGAGAAAAAGGACCAGATGCCGGACACAGCTTTGCCGACCCATCCCAGCTTATCTTCAATCCAGTCGAAGGCGACGCCCCAGACTTTCATCAACAAGCCCATCGGCGACCATTCAAACAACGTCTTCAGCGTATCGGGCAGACTGAAGTTATTCCAGGCTTCCATCACCCAGTCGAGACCGGCGACAAAACCATCCCACAAAGTGCCCATGAATTTCTTAATCGGCTCCCAGTAGTAGTAAATCAGCCCGGCCACGGCTGCGATGGCGGAAATCACCAGACCAATTGGATTGGCCATCATCGCCATGCCAATCGCACGAATCCCGGACATCACCACCGGAAAGACGCTCATGGCTAAACGCATTAACACACCGCCAAAGCCTGAGATCATCCGAATCGCAGAGGATGGAATCAATCTCATTAAACCGCTGCCAAAACGCGACAGCATATTCATCGCGGATGGCGGCACCATGCGCAGCATACTCTGGCTGATCCCCCGGATGCTTTGCATCATCCAGCCAGCCGTTCGGGTTGAGAAGCGATGGGACAGACGTCCCATGGCTTTCATCCGGCGCATGGCTTTTCCGGCCCCCTGACCGAGTTGTGGCCAGGCCGCTTTCAGATCCTGAACAGACTGGTAAACTGATTTGGCATTATCGACAAAGTCAGCATAAGCCTTAGTCATTTCCGGCACTTTCTGCGCAGCACTGACCACTGAATCCGCAAAACCTTTCACCGGCGTCATCAAATCACCAAACCGCAGCTTGATGGAATCCACCACGGCTGACAGTTTATTGATCCCGCCCTGAATACTTTGGTCCACGCCACCAGCAATATCTGCCGATGCGCCGTCTTTGGTATTCAGAACCTGGTTGAAACCGGC